CTATTTTTTTTTACTCTCTGCTTCTTTAAGTTCAAGCTCAGGGGAACGGAGAGGATATATATTTAACCCCTCAGTATCTCCATTCCACTTAACAAGAGGTATAAGACCATCCCCTATTTGTTGTTGTTCTAATATATCTAAAGTTCTTATTATAGAACATTTTTCAAGAAGCTTTTCTGTAAAGTCCAGAACTACTTCATCTTCATTCAATTTTATATTTTCAGATGTTAAAGTCAGAAGCTCATCTTCTAATTCTTTTATTTCAGCTTTTAAGCCCTTAATTTTTTTTAATAATATATCAGTGAGGTCCTCATCCAAAGATAGCTTATTAACTAGACTATCAATTTGCTTTGTTTTGTCTTCAATAATTTTATTAATTACATCAACCCTATTTGAAGATAACATTTCAATCCTACGAGCTTTATTTTTAGCTTTTAGATTATCTATGATAGAGCTTTTAGTTTTAAACATGTTCTCTAAAGTTATAAGAATTGCTTCATCAACCTCAGCTGCTTTAGCAGGTTTATTATCACACCTAACACCCTTGCTACGCTTCTTTAGTGTACAGTTATAATAATAATGTTTCTTACCCGTTACAGGGTTAATATGACCATGAGTAACTCCCATAGTGGACTCACATTTATCACACCTTAAAACTCTAGAAGCTATAGTAGTATTACTTCTTCCGAGAGCAGGAAAAGAGTCTTTATTTTTATCTTTTATATTTTGTGCCTGAAGCCACTTATCAGCTGGTATAATTCCCTTATGATTTGCAACAGCTGCAATCCATTCTGATTTATCTTTTACTATTGTTTTAGTACCAACATCGTCAGATATTCCAGTAGTTTTATTATAAGTAAGAAGGGCCTTCTTTCCATCAACATCACCACAAACAGTTATTCCTTGACTCTTTAGATGGTTAACAATTTCCTGGTTGGCTTTAACATAAATAGGGTTTGTGAGGATTACCTTTATAGATCCTAGAGTAAAATCTTTACCTTTTTTAGTTTTTATATTATTCTGTAGCAAATATGTAACAACTTTACCCATTGAACCCAACTGTAGATATTTTTCATATATAAGTTCTATAACCTTTAATTCCTCAACATTAGGGATTAACTTTGTCATAGACCTTTCCTTCATATTTTCATCAATAAAGGTTATAGGCTCACTATCAAAGCCCATAGGAACTGTTCCACCTAACCATCTCCCCATTTTTGCAAGTTCCATCATGTTATCACGAATACGTTCTGCAATGGTTTCTCTTTCAAGTTGGGCAAATACACTAGCTATATAAATCATAGCTCTACCCATTGGGCTAGAAGTATCAAATTGCTCTTTAATACTAACAAAATCGCAATTACTATCTCTTAGCAAAGAAAGAGTACCTGAAAAATCTGCAACATTTCTTGAGATTCTATCAAGTCTATAACAGATAAGGACATCATATTTTTTTATGTTATTAATCAAGTTTTGAAATTGAGGTCTATTTAAATTACCACCAGAGTAACCTTCATCTTCATATTCATCAAATTCAAGTTCTTCATTTCTATATTTGCTTTCGGCAAAATCTTTACACATCTGAATCTGATTTTCTATAGAATCACCTGTGGTACTGTATTTTGATTTACGTGAATAAATTGCTATTTTCAATTGTATTAACTCCTTAATAAATTGTACATATAAAATTATATCCCTACTAAATATAGTATAAACTATTAGCAGGGATATTAAGAATTAGTTTTAAATACTTTTTTTATAGTTTGTATTTGTATAGTCGGATTTGTATAAATCCAATAATTGTTCTCTATCAAATAAAAGTTTAGTATCATTATCTTCAAAATAATATATCTTATTTAAATGATTTGAAGAATCAAATTCATAATAAAAAGTCATAGCACAATTATCTACTAAGCAGGATATTTCAGCTAGTATGCCATTATCAGTCTTTTTATAATTAATAGAAGTATAGTTATCTAGCTTTAAATTATCCAGTAAATTGTACGGTGTTAATAGAGGCAAATAGGATAACTCATATATTTTATTAAACATATCCATGATTACCACCTCACTTTCTATTATTTATTATAGTATCTTTTAATAACTCCTTCAATAAGTTTTGTTAAAGAATCCAAGGAGTTAAATGCTATATCATAATCGGATTGTGTCCAATCTGGCCTAGGTAAACCAATTTTATTTCTTAAAAATGTATTATAGTAAATGGCTAGCATAGCAGCATTTTTACCATTTGGATTATTTAGTTTATTAGGTATATACCAATATTTCTCAACAAATAAACCACAATTTTTTAAATCATCATTATCCTTATCTATATTATACTTTTCAATAATAGATGGTACTAGTTCTTCTCGAATAGTTGAATTTAGATTTTTCTTTCTAGATTTATATAGTATGTCTGGTCTTCCAAGTGATGATGTACTTTGAGTTTGTTGTATAAAAAGTTTAGCTTGTTCTTCTGAAATATTAGGTAGAGCATCTCTAATCTTTTGTATTTGCTCTTGCATTTTTGCATCTTCTTCTCTACTCTTCTTTAGTAATTCAGTAGTAAGATAATCCTCCACATGTAAAGTATGTGATTCTGATTGGATTATATCTCCTAACTCAACTGGATCACGATAAGTAGGTTCATTAGCATTCTCAGGATCATTTAAGGTTTGTTCTAATAAATCATCATAATCTTTTAGTGAAGAGATAATTTCACTTTCTTGTATTTCTTTTTTATATTTTTCCCATAATTTATCTAAATATAAGTGCTTATGTGATATTACAATACCAACATTATCTTTAGCAGTACCTTCTGGAATAATTCTTAATATACGTCCTATAAATTGCGTATATGGCAATTCATTTCTAAAAGGTCTAAATATAGCTGCAATAGAAAGGTAAGGATGGTCATAACCTTCACCTAACATTGCTACATGTATAACTGCTTCAACTCTATGATTGTCTATATTTTTAAAAGCTATTTCCTTTTCCTCTTTTGATAAATCACTATGCACAATTGCAGTTTTTATTCCATGTTTTTCATAAAGATTAGAAATTTGTTTAGCATGATCTATGCTACAGGCAATTGCAATTATTTTATGAGGTATAGATGAACCTAATTTTTTATCTCTTAATTGTCTTATACTTGATGTAACTATAGATTCTGAACATTCTTCTGAAAAGGCTATACTTCTACTAATCCAATCTTGGTCCCTTAATCCTAATGTGCAAATTTCATCTATAGTGTAAAGCTTAGTTGGATCATTATCCATGGTTAATTTAAGTTCATCCGGAGTATACTGAATATTACTCAAGCTTTTTACATAGTTATGAGACATTGCTCTGCTTAAAGGATATTTATATATTAAGTTACCGACTAAAGGTTCGTTGTCTGTTCTAAAAGGTGTTCCGGTTAGTTTTAGTATTTTTGCATCTTTAAAATAGTTTATGCATTCTACCCAAGTTGTTGCAACGGAATGATGTGCTTCATCTATTATTATAAAATCAAAAAAGTCCTTACCAACTCTTTTTATAAGAGAAGAATCTAGCCTAGATTGAAGTTTATGAATATTTAGTATAACTATATTTGCTGAATTAAGAACTTCATTATGAGTATTCGCACCATCATATTCTATTACATTAGGTAGTAAAACACCGGATTTAAACACATTTCTTTTATACCAAAAATTATCAGGGTTTAAAGGACTAAGATTTTCTATTACAGTATCTCGTATTGTTGTACCTGGTGTTATTATAAGAGTACGTTTCTTGCAAATTCCAAAAGGGGCTAGGCCCATTACTCCAGTTTTACCAACACCGGTTGGTAGTACAACTATAGCGTTCCTATCTTCACAATCATCAGATGAGAAATACTCATGAATTTCAGAGTATGCTTCAAGCTGAGGTTGTCTTATATCAGGATTATCTACTATGTTTGGTATTGATGCTATGAAATAATTTTCAATAAAATTAAATGCCATGAAATCACTCCTTAGTTATTATTAGTTTTATAAATTAAGTATTAAGTTAATAGCATTTCTTACAAGGTGCATAGCTATTTTGAATATCTGATAAATTTACCTCTACAGGATTTTTCATATTACTGCAGTTTGGATTACTATGATATTTAGTACCATTACCAGAACCAGCTATGTAAACTTTAACTGAATTTTGTACTTGAGCTTGTTCTTGCACTGGTTCAGTAACTTCTGGTGAAGGGGCCACTGTAGTAGTTTGTACTTCTTTAGCCTTTTGTTCAGCAGCTAGCCTTGCTTGCTCTTCTTCCTTAGCCTTTTGTTCAGCAACTAATTTTGCTTGCTCTTCTTCTTTAGCCTTTTGTTCGGCAGCTAATTTTGCTTGTTCCTCTTCTTTGGCTTTTTTCTCAGCTGCAATCTTTGCTTCTTCTTCAGCTTTAGCTTTTTTATCTTCTTCTTCCTTAGCCTTTTGTTCGGCTAACACAGTTGAATTTTG